CGGCAGCCTTGACAAAGAAAAATTCAAATATTATATGATACAGGATTATCTGTATCTGATCGATTATACGAAGGTATTTGCCCTGGGAGCAGCCAAGGCAAAAGACTTATCTGCCATGAAGCTGTTTGCAGGTTATACCCATGCGATCCTGGATGGAGAGATGGATATCCACAGAGCTTATATGGCGCGTCTTGGCATCACACCAGAAGAAGCAGAAAGGAGAGCTGTTGAAAAATATACAGCAGATGATGAGCCATTTACTTTACCAGATATTTATCAAGAAGAATGGTCGGAGTTGAATCCTCGTATGACGGGAGTTTTTGGAAAAAGATTTTTTAATTATCTGAGAGAATCCGAATCTACAGTAGTGGAATTTGCAGGAATGACCCCAAATGGAAGGAGAGCAACATATCGTATTAAGGAGGAACAATAAATATGTTAACCTATGCAGAAAAAAGAAGAATTGAAAATGAACTGGTAACCGAAATCAATCAGCATCCAAATGGTATTGATACAAGGGTACTTATGGACAATGTTGAAAATGCTATTTCACTAGCAATTCCATGCGCAACCCGTCGGCATATATCTGGTATGCTGTCGTGGGTGTGGAAAAAATATAATTACACTTTTTTAATTCGTACACCCGGTTACTCGGTAATTGCATAAAAGGTAGCTGTATATGAGCATCAATCAGAAATGGTTGGTGCTTTTATTATGCCCATTTTTAGAAAAGGATGGTGAAAATTATGGGAATATTTAGTGGGATTTTTAAATCAAGGGATGCACCCACAAATAGGACAGCGGGTAGTGCTTATAGTTTTTTCCTTGGACAGAGTGCATCCGGGAAAAGGGTAAATGAGCGAAGTGCCATGCAGACATCGGCAGTATATGCCTGTGTCCGTGTTATTTCGGAGTCGGTGGCGAGTCTGCCGCTCCATGTTTATAAATACAACAAAAATGGTGGAAAGGAAAAGGCAATCGACCATCCTTTATACCATCTGCTGCATGATGAACCAAACCCAGAGATGACAGCATATTCCTTCTTTGAGGTAGCACTTACACATCTGTTGTTGTGGGGCAACTCATACAGCCAGATTATTCGCAACGGCAAGGGAGAAGTCCTCGGACTTTATCCTCTTATGCCGGACAGGATGAATGTGGACAGGGATGATAAAGGGAATATCTATTATGAATATTCGGTAAGCTCCGATGATGCACCTACCAATAAAGCTGGAACTGTAAGGCTTAAGCCGGAAGATGTTCTTCATGTTCCAGGACTTTCCTTTGATGGCTTGGTAGGATATTCACCTATTGCAATGGCAAAAAATGCCATAGGTCTTGGAATAGCAGCCGAAGAGTATGGCAGTAAGTTCTATGCAAACGGGGCTGCACCAAGCGGTGTGCTTGAACATCCGGGAACATTGAAAGACCCGTCAAAGGTCAGAGAAAGTTGGACGCAGACCTTCGGTGGTTCATCCAATTCCAACAAAGTAGCAGTTCTGGAAGAAGGAATGAAATATACACCTATTTCCATCAATCCATCGGAGGCACAGTTCCTTGAAACGAGAAATTTCCAGATCTCTGAAATTGCCCGTATATACAGAGTCCCGGCTCACATGATTGGACAGCTTGATAAAGCGACCTTTTCCAATATCGAACAGCAGTCATTGGAGTTTGTTGTATATACGCTCCGTCCCTGGATCACAAGACTGGAGCAGGCAATGGTACGCAGACTTTTGAATGAAGATGAGAAGAAGAACTATTTTATCAAGTTTAATGTTGACGGACTTCTTCGTGGAGATTATCAGAGCCGGATGAACGGATATGCGACAGCAAGGCAGAATGGCTGGATGTCTGCCAATGATATCCGTGAACTTGAGAACCTTGACAGGATACCTGCTGAGCTTGGCGGGGACTTATATCTTATCAATGGCAATATGACAAAACTTGAAGATGCAGGAATATTTGCAGATTCAGCACAAAAAGAAGAGGAGGATTCCGATGAAGAACAAGAAGTTCTGGAACTGGAAGAGCAGGAAAACGCTCAACCAGGAAACAAACGAGGAAATCGTAGAAAGAGTTCTTAGCTTAAACGGAACCATCGCAGAGGAGTCGTGGTTTGATGATGATGTTACGCCACAGCTTTTCAAGGATGAACTGAATGCCGGAAGTGGTGATATCACTGTATGGATCAATTCACCGGGCGGTGACTGTGTGGCGGCTGCACAAATCTACAATATGCTCGCAGATTATAAGGGGAATGTCACAGTCAAGATTGATGGCATTGCAGCTTCGGCTGCATCCGTGATTGCGATGGCAGGTGACAATGTACTGATGTCCCCGGTTTCCATGATGATGATTCACAACCCTGCGACAGTAGCATTCGGTGACCATACTGAGATGGCAAAAGCCATCGAAATGCTCGAAGGGGTCAAGGATTCTATCATAAATGCCTATTCCTTAAAGACGGGAATGTCGAGGGCAAAGTTATCAAGGCTTATGGATGCTGAAACATGGATGGATGCAACCAAGGCGGTGGAACTTGGATTTGCTGATGATATCATCACAAAAAATGAGTTCCCTAAAAAGGAAGATGATGAGTCGGATGAAGATGGCGAGTCTGGTAAAGAAAGCACCGAAGAGGATGAGAAAAAGAAATCATCCAATTCAGTGCTTTTTTCACGCAAAGCTGTAAACAATGCACTTCTTAATAAGTTGGAGGAGCATTATAGAAAGCCAAGCGTGGATGTTGCAGGGCAGGCAAAAATCCCTGCCACGAATGTAACTGACGGTGTATCTGCCAAAGAAATCAGAGACCGTCTGGATCTTATCAAAAAGTATATTTAAGGAGGACTGCGATTATGACAGTACAGGAATTAGTTGACAAGAGAGCCAAGGCATGGGAGATGGCTAAGGAATTTGTAAATACCCATGAGGATAAGAACGGCAATTTATCTGCTGAGGATGCTGCGACATACAGCAGAATGGAGGCTGACATCGAGGAACTTACCAATTCCATCGACAGACAGCAGAGAGCCGAGAGAAGGGAGCAGGAACTTTCCAAGCCTGTGAATTCCCCTATTACAGGAAAGCCTTATAAGGATGAGCCACAGGGCAAGGCAAAGACAGGCCGTGCATCTGATGAGTATAAGAAGGCTATGTTAAATGCAATCCGCAGCAACTTCAGACAGGTTTCCAATGTATTACAGGAAGGTGTGGATGCAGATGGTGGTTACCTTGTGCCGGAAGAGTATGACCACAGACTGATTGATGTTCTTACAGAGGAGAATATCATGAGAGGCATTGCGACCAGAATTACAACTTCCGGGGAGCATAAGATTAACATCGCAGCTACAAAGCCGGCTGCAGCATGGATTGAGGAAGGAGCAGCTCTTTCATTTGGAAATGCTACATTTGACCAGATGATTCTGGATGCATATAAGCTTCATGTTGCCATCAAGATCACAGAGGAACTTCTGTATGATTCTGCTTTCCCTCTTGAGAACTACATTATCACAGAGTTTGGTAAGGCACTCGGAAATGCAGAAGAGGATGCATTCCTTAATGGAGATGGAAAGGGCAAGCCTACAGGTATTTTCAATGCAACAGATGGTGGACATCTTGCAGGAACACTTACGGCAGCACTTAAGTCCGATGACCTCTTTGACCTTGTTTATGCTTTGAAGAGACCTTACCGTAAGAATGCATCCTTTATTATGAACGATGCTACATTAGCACAGCTTCGTAAGTTAAAGGATAACAACGGGGCATATATCTGGCAGCCATCATACCAGGCAGGAGAGCCGGACAGAGTTCTTGGCTACCAGGTACGCACATCTGCTTATGCACCTGCAGATGCGATTTCCTTCGGTGATTATAAGTATTACAACATCGGTGACCGTGGAACCCGTTCCTTCAAGCAGCTCAATGAACTCTTTGCAGGAAACGGCATGATCGGTATGGTGGCTAAGGAGCGTGTGGATGGTAAGTTAGTACTTCCGGAAGCAGTGCAGATTCTTAAGCTGAAGTCCGATGCACAGGCAGGAAAAGCCTAAGAGAACCAATGGGGCAGAGTGACAAACAGTTGCTCTGCCTTTAAAGATTTATGGAGGTGTAACAGAATGATTTCTCTTGATGAAATGAAAAATTATCTTCGGATTGATTTTGACGATGATGATGCGCTTCTTGAAAATCTGATTGTCTCATCAGAGCGTCTGTGTATGGACATTGCCAGAATAAAAAGCAAGGCTGTGTTTGAGAAAAAGGAAAATGCAAAGATAGCAGTCATGTATGCGGTGGCATATCAGTATGAGCATCGTGAGGACTGTGATCATCATGCACTTGCCATGTCACTCCGTTCCCTGCTTTCTGGTATTAGAAAGGCGGGATTCTGATGGAAGTAGCACTTTTAAATGTAAGGATAACATTTCAGAAGAATGAGGTCGTAACAGATGTCATCGGGAACCATAAAAACAGGTGGACAGACTATTATTCGTGTTATGCCACGGTAAGTGGTGAGAGTGGCTCAGAAAAAAGTGTGGCAGCCAATACGCTGTATGAATCAGACCTTGCTTTTACGGTCCGTTATTGTAAGATGCTTGCCTGTGTTGACAGCACAAAACTCTGTATTTTATTTAATGGGGAACTTTATGATATTACATTTATTGACCACATGAATTATAAGAATAAATGCTTGAAATTCAGATGCAGGAAAGTGAGGAGATAGCATGGCAAATGTACAGATTGATAATTTGGCATCCGAAGTCATGAAAGGGCTAATGGAATATAAAGACCTTGTTACCTCGGATATGAAGGTGGCTGTGAGGAAAGCAGGACGATCAGTGAAAAAAGATATCCAGGCAAATGCTCCAAAGAAAACAGGTGCCTACTCGAAGAGTTGGAAGGTCAGTACAACAAAAGAGACTTCTGAATCTTTGGAACTTACAGTACATTCTCCAAAGAAATATCAGCTCGCACATCTGCTTGAGAAAGGTCATGCAAAAAGGGGCGGTGGAAGGACAAAGGCAGTCCCACACATCGCACCTGCTGAAGAAAGTGCTGTCAAACAACTGGAGTCTGATATTAAAAAGGCAATCGGAGGTTCATGATGGATGAATTAGTAAAAATCATAGAAGAAATGGGCATTCCCTTTGCATATGACCATTTTGCAGAGGGAGAAAGTCCAAATCCACCATTTTTGTGTTACCTGTTGCCGGGGAGTGATAATTTCGCAGCCGATGGCAGGGTTTATTACAAAATGAGCGAAGTAAGGATTGAAATGTATACAGATTTCAAGGATGTGTCCTTGGAAGAAAAAGTAACTGCCGTGCTTGATAGCCACGGTATTTTTTATGAGCAGTCGGAGGTATGGATAGAGGAAGAAAAACTCTATGAGGTAGCCTTCGAGTTTGCCATGCCAGTATGAAGGAGGAAAATAAAATGGCTAATAAAAAGAATAAGGTCAAGTTTAATATCCGAAATGTGCATTATGCACTGCTTACCAAAAGTGATGATGGAGAGGTGACATATGGTACACCCGTGCCGATGCCCGGTGCAGTATCCATTTCGCTTGATCCAAACGGAGAGCCAAGTGTATTCTATGCAGACGGATATGCATATTACACGATCAATAACAATCAGGGCTATGAAGGTGACCTTGAACTTGCTCTGGTGCCGGAGTCGTTCCGTACCGATGTACTGAAGGAATCCCTCGATGCCAATAATGTGCTTGTCGAGGATGCAACGGTGGAAACAGGTAAATTTGCACTGTTGTTTGAATTTGATGGTGATATCAATAAAATCCGTCATGTGCTTTATAACTGTACGGCGGCAAGACCAACCATCGAATCTGCAACAAAGGAAGATGAAATTGAGGTCAAGACAGAAACCTTGTCCATTACGGCATCACCTCTTGATGGGGGCTATGTAAAGGCACGAACATCTGACAGCACTTCAGCGGCTGCTTATGATGGATGGTATAAAACAGTATATCTTCCGAAAGCAGTATCTGATGCATCAGGTCAGTCCGACAGTGCAAAGGTATCACCAGCAAAGAACAGTTCTAAGGAGGTCGTATCATGAGCCTTATAAAAGATCTTGAAATTGATGGAAAGCAGGTGCCATTCAAGGCATCTGCTGCAATCCCACGAATTTATCGTATTAAGTTTGGAAGGGATATTTATAAAGACCTGAGTGCCTTGGAGAAGGCTGTAGGAAAAGATAAAGAGGAGAGTTCAAGCCTGGATATGTTTTCACTTGAGATGTTTGAGAATATTGCATATGTTATGGCAAAACACGCAGACCCGGGCATTCCCGATACACCAGAAGAATGGCTTGATGAGTTTAATACATTTTCTATTTATCAGATTCTTCCACAACTTATTGAGTTATGGGGACTGAATGTGAAAACGGATGTTGAAGCTAAAAAAAACTTCGCCCGACAGAGCGTCAGATGACAACACCCTTATTTCTTCTAAGATGTGTGCAGATAGGGTTGTCTATCCGAGACCTTGACCTTCTGACAATAGGGATGGTTAATGATATGTATACCGAGAGCAGTAATGATGATTACAAGTATCCAGAAGTTGCAACACAGGAAGATTTCGACAGGTTCTAGATTGAGAAAACAGCCATTTTCTGATATAATACGGAAAGTGGTTGAAACATTCTCAGCTACAAATCAGAATTTGAAAGTAAGGTGATTTTGTTTGGAAAATTATATTGCGAGTTTAGAAAAAGAATTTTCTTTGA